ATGACCGCCCAGAAGCCAAAGTTCGGCACCTTCATCCGCGAGCGCCGTACGGCCAAAGGGTACAGCCTGCGCCGGTTCGCCGAGCTAGTCGGCATCAGCCCGACCTACCTGTCGCACGTCGAACAGGACAAGGTGGACTCGCCGCCGACCGCCGATCGGATCCAGAAGATGGCGGAACTGCTCGGCGAGAGCGCCGACGAGCTCTTCGCAATGGCAGGGCGCGTGCCGGAGGATCTCCCGAAGATCATCCAGAGCCAACCGGAAGCGATGCCGGCGCTCCTGCGTGCGGTAAAAGGCCTGACGCCCGAGCAGCTCAAGAAGCTGCAGGATCAAGCGTCCAAGATGCGGAGGGAGGGCGATCCGTCGTGAGCGGTCGCGGGGCCATTACGGATGTGCCGTACCTGCCGGAAGTCCGCATTGAGCGCGACGCGGATGTCCTCGTTGCCGAATATGCACAGCGTCGCGGCGCGCCCGTCGTCGCGCCGGTGCCCGTTGAGGACATCCTCGAACTGCACCTCGGCCTGACGTTTGCCATCGAGGACCTCGCGGCGCTGTTCGGGACCGATGGCGTGCTCGGCGCGATCTGGTTCAACGAGAAGCTCGTTCGGATCGACTCCCGGCTCGATCCTTCCGAGAATCCGCCGCGGCTTGGGCGATACCGGTTCACGCTCGCGCACGAGATCGGCCACTGGCGTCTGCATCGCTCGTACTACCGTGAGGACCCGTCGCAGGCCGCGTTGTTCGATGGGCGCGGCCAGCCTGCGGTTGTGTGCCGCGCCGGTGACAAGAAGATCCCGGTCGAATGGCAGGCCGACAACTTCGCCAGCTACCTGCTCATGCCCAAGGCGCTGGTGATCGCGGCGTGGACAGAGTGGCGCGGCAACCTGGACCCCGTAGTCCTCGCGAATCTTCCGCCTGTGCATGTCCCCGATGGCCGCGACGCCGCGAGCGCCACGCTGGATCGTTTCTCGAAGCCTCTCGCCGAGAAGTTTGAAGTGTCCGCAGAGGCGATGCGCATCCGCCTCGAGAATCTCGGCCTGCTGATGCGCGAACGACCCAACACGCTGTTCTGACCCTGCACGACCCGACACCGGCACGGCTCTGTTCTGTCACGTCCTGAGTGTCAACCTTTTAGCAAACGACAGACAAGGAGTCTCAGACATGGCCAAGCCGTTTGATCCCCGCAAAGTTCTCAAGCAGATCGCCAACTCGCTGCTCCGCGAGTTCTTCACGCGTCGCGGCGAACTCACCGACGTGCCGTGGGACCAGCTCAGCGAACATCGCATCGAGCCGGTGTTCGCGGGCTGGCGTGCGCTGTCCGAAGCCAAGCAGCGCGAAGTGCAGATGATCATCCGCGACGTCAACGAACTCGCCGACCACCGCGGAGTCGCCGTGCTCGCGGAGGGCATCCTCGCCCGCCACAACGACCGCGCTGAGGATTTCACCGCGCAGCGGAGCAAGGCCGACAAAGCAATGTGGTCGTACCTGTACGCGCCCGAGGTCTTCAACGACGCTGCGATGTTCGCCCGCGCCGATGCGTTGACCGGAGGCCGCCTGTGGAATCGCCGCAACGGCCTGCCCAAGCGCCAACTGAACGATCCCGCGTCACTGTGCGGTCCGCTCGGTGAGGCGCTCTCGTCGGTGTACGGGCCGGCCCAACTCCGCGGCAAGCAGTGCATGGTCGAGCACTACCGCCGGGCCGACGGCGCGGATTACTTCTTCGCCTACCTCGACGATTACCCCGACAAGCACCTGGTCTTCGACGGCAACGACAGCCAGCCGACCGTGCGCTGGGACCGGTACGCCTTCGAGAACGTGTTCGTCTACAGCGGCGATGAGGGAGTCCTCGAGATCGTCGCGCCCGGAGGCGGGAAGATGTGGACGACCCTTCAGGTGGCGTTCTGCAAGGCGGTGCTCAAGAAGGACATCCCGCCGGCGGACCCGCTGAAGCCCTCGTACCGCCTCGACCAGCTGCTCCAGAACGACTTCCCGCTCCCGACCGACCCGGCCGATCGCGTTGAGGACGCTCGCATCACGCGGCTGCGCATCGTTCCGCGCGGCGGGGCCGGCCACATCGAGATCAAGGCCGATCCCCGTGGTCACCGCAACGACATCTACCGCAAGATGGACCGCTGGCTCCGCCGCGAGAACCTGCCCATCGAAGGGCTGCGCGTGGTCCAGGCGACGTTCTCGCTCCGCTTCGTCCACAACGGTGTCGGCCGCCAGCCGACGCTGACGTTCGAGATCTCGGTCCCGCACTCGAGCAACCTCAAGAGCAAGCCCGACGAGGTCCGCGTCATCGGCGAGCGGTGTCTGCGCCGGTGGGAGGTGACCGATGACCAAGGCTGATCTCTTTCGACTGCTCCTCATCGCGGCGGACGCACTGGACTCGTGCTTCGACCACACGGAAGTCTCGCGCTGGCCAAAGGGGGCGCTCGACGACCTGTTGAAGTCGCACCTCGTTCGCCCCGCGCAGACGGGGCTCACCGCGCCGTGTCCCCACTGCGACGACCACCACATTGAGGCGGTCACGGTCGTCGAGCCGACGGACGACGCCGACAGCCCGAGGTACTTCATCTGGTGCCCCGAGTCGCTCAAGGTCGAGGTCACGGATGAAATGTGCCGTGGATGGGTGGTCGACCTTGACGGCCTCGCCGCCGTGCTCGCATCGGCACTTGCCGTCTCAGCGCCAAAGCCGGTGTTGCCCGGGCGGTTCTGGCGGCTGGGCCGCATGCCGTGGCGTGACACCGCGCGCGAGGTCGCCTTCGCGGTGCGGCTTGCCGATGACGACGCGGACGCGCTGATGCGCCACGTCGGCACGGGCGGTCGTGCGGTGGTGTTCGTGCCGCACCTAGTGCCTGAGCCGAGTCGGTGGCCAGGCAGGGCACCTGCCGTGATCGCCATGCATGACGTGGCCGCGATGACCGACGACAACGTCGTGCTCGATCCGGAGGCAGTCCTCGAGGCGATCGACATCGCCGACAAGAGGGCAGAAGCTCGCGGAGAGGTTCCCGAGGAGAAGCTGACCGCCAAGCGGATCGAACGCGGAGTTCGCAAAGCCATCGAGAACATGGTGTCCGACGACGCTCTCGTTCAGGCCTATCTGGCCCACGGTTCCTATCGCAAGGCCGCTGACGCACTGGTCCGCGATGGCCAAGTCACGGATCGGTGGGCGGTAGAGCGTGCCGTCAAGGCGAAAGGCGGACCAAAGGCGGTCAGGCGAGAGACGGACTCCGGTTCGGTCAGTCGCGCTGTCGCGTCGCAATCTCGCGACAGAGCCAAGAAGTTCGACCAGTATCGCAAGTAGCCACCTCGCAGGGGTTTAGGCGTGTCGCACGCAGCGATGCGCCCCATGCACACCCGCGACTTCCGCGACACCGGGCCCTGCGTCCGAGGCCGGTCGGCTCATAACCGGCCAGTCACGGGCGCACCTGTGCATCCCTCGCGGCGCGTTGCCGCGGCGCAGTCTTTCGCGTGCAGTCCCGTGACTGGTTGGTGAGCAGACCTCCGGCCTCGGAGGTCCCATGACCAGCCGCAGCGATGTTGTTTCCCACCCGTTCACCGCCGACCTGATCCGCCGCAAAGCGATGTTCCTCAGCCGGAGCGCCGGCTTCGCCCGCGTGGAAGAGGAGGACCTGCGTCAGGAGATGGCGCTGTTCCTGCTCACCAAGGCCGATCTCTTCGACGCCAGCCGGGGCTCGATCCAGGCGTTCGCCACCTCGGTCGTGACGAGCTGGATCGGGATGGAGGTCCGCCGCCGTAAGGGCGTCAAGCGTCGCGCCGCTGGGCGCACGCTGTCCCTGGACGAAGAGCGGCCGGGACACCACTCGCGCCGCAGCTCCATCGGCGATCGCATGAACGACGCCGACGGCGGCCGCCGCACCGGTACTACGCCCCGCACGCCCGCCGAGGATGCCGCGATCCGCGACGAGGCGGCTCTCGTTGACGCCATGCTCACTCCGCGCGAGCGGATCTTGCTCCGCGATGTCGCCGAACTCGGCATCACTGGCGCTGCCAAGAAGCGCAAGGTTTCGCGATGGATCCTGCTGCCGCGCCTCGAGGCGATTCGCACTCGCATCGTCGAATCCGCCACATCGCTCTCGGAATTTGCATAAAGGCATGCCCAGCGGGCCGTCGCTCGCTGCGGACCGGCGATCCGGGGCCCGGCTCACTACGTGGGTCGGGCCCCGGCCCCCGCGGGCTCCCGCACCTCCCACGGAGAACACCACCATGCGATGTGTCGAGTACCGCTTTCAGTTCAGTCCGGAGGTTGATCTGTCGGAGGCGGAAGACACGCTCCGGTTGTCGCTGCTGGCCGCCGAAGGGCTCGTCGGCGAAGCCAAGGTCCGCGCCGAGGTGACGTTCTCCGTCCACCCGCTTCAGGCCGAGCTGCGTGTGAGCGGGGGCGACAACATCGTCGAATCGGTCGCGCAGATCTGCACGTCTCTGCTCATGCACGAGTTCGGCCGCGAGGCGTTCCGCGTTCGGCGCGAGCCGAGCGCCGAACCCGCGACGGCTGCCGCGTGACCCATCACCTCCCGCTCGTCCGCCTCGGCCAGGGCGCGTTTGTCCGCGAGATCTGGCCCCACGACACCGATTCCTCACTTCCCAAGCACGGAGATCCCATGCCCGCAACCGCGACCCTCATGAACCAGATCACCAAGGGCCGCAGGCCCAAGCCCCGCCGCGTGATGCTGTACGGCACGCACGGCATCGGCAAGAGCACGTTCGGCGCGATGGCCGAGAATCCGATCTTCATCCCGACGGAGGACGGCCTGGGAGACATCGAGTGCGAGTCGTTCCCGCTGGCCCGTTCGCTCGGCGACGTTATGGCGGCGCTGGAGTCGCTGTACTCCGGCGAGCACGGGTACAGGACCGTCGTCATCGACTCGCTCGATTGGTTGGAGCGGCTGATCTGGCGCGAAGTCTGCGACGACGAGCAGGCGGAGAGCATCGAGAAGATCGGGTACGCGAAGGGGTACGCGTTCGCCATCGAGAAGTGGCGGACGGTGCTCGGGGCGCTCGACGCCCTCCGCGGCGATCGTGGCATGACCGTCATCGTCATCGCCCACGCCAAGATCGAGAAGTTTGAGAACCCCGAGACGGTGCCGTATGACCGCTACTCGCCGCGCCTGCACAAACTTGCGTCCGCGCTCGTGCAGGAGTGGGCGGACGAGGTGCTCTTCGCCACGTACAAGGTGCTCACCGTCAAGGTGGACGAGGGTTTCAACAAAGCCAAGCACAACGGCGTCGGCACCGGAGAGCGCATCGTCCGCACCGTCGAGCGCCCGGCGCACGTCGCCAAGAACCGCCTGAACCTCCCTGAGGAACTGCCGCTCGACTACCGCGTCTTCGCGGAACACGTCGCCGCCTCGCGCGCAGAGGCAGCCCAGATCACCCCCACCACCCACCAGTACACCGACGCCGCTCCCAGCGAGGGCGCGGCCCCAACCAACTGAAAGGACTCTGACCCATGGCGAGCCTGAACAACTTCGACGCGAACAACGTGGACCCCTCCGTCGCTCTCGATCCGATCCCCGCGGGCAAGTACATCGCCGCCGTCACCGAGACGGAGATGAAGCCGACAAAGACCGGCGGCGGGAAGTACCTCCAGCTCACGTTCCAGATCATCGACGGCGAGTACAAGGGCCGCCTCGTGTGGGCGCGCCTCAACCTGGAGAACAAGAGCGAGATGACGGTCAAGATCGCGCGGGGCGAGCTCTCCGCGATCTGCCGCGCCGTCGGGGTCATGGCCCCGAAGGACTCGATCGAGCTCCACAACATCCCGCTGGAGATCAACGTCGGGCTGAAGAAGCGCGACGACAACGGCGAGTTCACGAACGTGATCAAGGGCTACGCCAAGAAGGGCGGGAACGGGGGCGGCGGCGCGGCGGGCGCTCGCGTGCCCGCGGGCGTCGGCCCGGGGAGCACACCCCCGTGGAAGCGGTGAGCCCAACCGGGCGCGTCCTCGAACTCCCGTACCCGCCCAGCGTGAATCACATCTGGCGGCGCGTGGGATCAAGGACTGTCATCAGCCGCGAGGGTCGGCGCTTCCGCACGGACGTGTGCGCCGCCCTCGCGGTGATGAAGGTTGAGCGAATGGAGGGAAGGCTGGCAGTGCGCGTCACCGTCTGCCCGCCCGATCACCGCCGGCGCGACCTGGACAACGTGCAGAAGGCGCTGCTTGACGCGCTGGCGAAGGGCGGGGCGTACCGCGACGACTCACAGATCGATCGGCTGGAAGTTGAGCGCGGTCCGGTGACGCCGGGCGGCAAGGTGCTGGTGGTGTTGAACCAAACCACAAAGCAAGGAGCAAGCGAATGAATCAGTTCTCCGGACGGTGGCATCGAGTCGCCATTGAGTGGTCGGATGGCGCGGGCATCTCGACCGGCTCGAACCAGATGCCATATGAGGCGAGCGGCGAACTCAGTAGCAGAGTGGCGATTTCTCTCGGCTGCGTGTTGCGACAACTCGGGCTGTCGGACGTGCGAATTGCCGCCGAGATCCTGAGCCACTCAGAGCCGAACGACGTCAACGGAGAGACCCTTGCGCAGGCCGCTGGTCGGTATCTGCGCCGCCGAGAGGAATCCCTCCAGCAATGAACCTCCGACCCTATCAATCCGAAGCGGTGGCCGCGGTGTACGAGCACCTGCGGACCCGCGACGACAACCCCTGCGTGGTCATCCCGACCGGCGGAGGCAAGACGCCGGTCATTGCCACCATCTGCCGCGACTCGGTCGGGCCGTGGAACGGGCGCGTGGTCATCCTGGCCCACGTAAAGGAACTCCTCGAGCAGGCGGCAGACAAGCTTCGGCACATCGCGCCGGACGTGCCCGTGGGCATCTACTCGGCTGGGCTGAAGCGCAAGGACCTCGGGTACGCTGTCACCATCGCGGGCATCCAGTCGATCTACCAGCGCGCGTGCGACCTGGGGCCTGTGGATCTGCTCATCGTGGACGAGGCGCACCTGATCCCGCCCGACGGCGAGGGGATGTACCGCCAGTTCATCGCCGACGCGAAGGTCGTGAACCCGCTGGCGCGGGTGATAGGGCTGACGGCGACGCCGTTCCGCATGAAGTCCGGGCCCATCTGCGAGCCGGGCAACATCCTCAATCACGTCTGCTTCGAGGTCGGCGTCCGCGAATTGATCGTGCAGGGCTTCCTGTCACCGCTGCGAACGAAGGCGGGGCTTCAGAAGGTGAGCACCGACGAGCTGCACGTTCGCGCCGGCGAGTTCGTCGCCAGCGAGGTCGAGGACCTGATGGACAAGGACGCCCTGGTCGACGGCGCGTGCGCCGAGATCGTCGAGCACACCAAGGACCGCTCCGCCACGCTGATCTTCTCGTCGGGCATCCGGCACGGGCAGCACATCGTGGAAGTGCTGAAGTCCAAGCACGGCGTCGAGTGCGGGTTCGTGTCCGGGGACACGCCCGCGGGCGTGCGCAGCACTATCCTCGACCGCTTCCGTTCGGGAGCGCTCAAGTATCTCTGCAACGTCAATGTGCTGACGACCGGGTTCGACGCCCCGCACATCGACTGTGTAGCGCTCGTGCGCCCGACCATGTCGCCCGGGCTGTACTACCAGATGGTCGGTCGGGGCTTCCGCCTCAACCCGGGCAAGGCCGACTGTCTGGTGCTGGACTTCGGCGGCAACGTGCTCCGGCACGGGCCCGTCGACGCCATCCGGCTCACAACGGATGACCGGGGGGAGGGCGAGGCGCCGGCGAAGGAATGCCCGCAGTGCCATGCGCTCATCGCCGCGGGCTACCAGATGTGCCCGGAGTGCGGGCACCAGTTCCCCGAACCCAACCGGCAGAAGCACGAGGCGCAGGCCAGCACGGAGGGCATCCTGTCGGGCCAGACGACCCGCGAGGAGCACCACGTCAGCGAGACCACGTACCACGTGCACATGAAACGGAATGACCCGGCCGCGCCGCTGACGATGCGCGTCGAGTACCGCGTCGGCTTCAACCGCTACTTCCGCGAGTGGATCTGCTTCGACCACACCGGGTACGCGCGGACGAAGGCCGAAGCATGGTGGCGGGCGCGCTCGGTCGAGGCAGTACCCGGCGGCACCGAAGAGGCGGTCGAACTCGCGCGGGCCGGCGCGCTCGCGGCGGCGCTGCACATCACGGTCGAGAAGAAGACAGGCGAGCAGTTCGAGCGGGTCGTGGCGCACCGCCTGGGGGATAAGCCGCCGCGCTTGGATGGCGATGAGGGCCTCCCTGAACGAACGCCCGAACCGGTCGGCACCACGTACGGCATCCCCGACGACGAGATCCCCTTCTGAAAAGGAGCGCAGGATGATCACGATCACCATCGAAGAGACGGACAAGGACGGCCGCGTGCTGGGGAGGCACGTCGCCTCGGCCTCCATCGACAAGAACGACGCGAAAGGCGTCGGGACGCTGCTGGCTCGCAGCGTCGGCGGCCTCATGTACCACGGCCAGACGCGGGCCGAGGTTCCGCTGCTGCTCGCGGCGGCGGGAACGCACCGCTCCAGCCGCTGCACGCAGGCGATCGCGCACGCCCTGGGACTGGCCGGGAGCGAGCACAGCTTCGAGTACGCGGTGAAGCCGGTCGTGGACCTCGACCGTCTCCTCGACTACCGCGCGAGCAAGAAGGACCGCGAGCACGCGGCGCAGATGCTGAAGATCATGGGCGCCGGCGTCAAGACGAAGGGGGACGACGAGTAAGCGATGAGCGGCGGACCGTCCAACCTGCTCGACGCGGCGCGGTGGTATCTCGCGCGCGGCTACGCGCCGATCCCCGTGCCCGCGGGGACAAAGGTGCCCGTGCTCAAGGGGTGGACGGACCTGCGCCTGGCCGACGCGGACCTGCCGCAGCACTTCAACGGCACGGGAAACATCGGCGTGCTGCTGGGGGAGCCCAGTGGCTGGCTCGTGGACGTGGACCTGGACTGCGAGGAGGCGGTGGCGCTCGCGCCCGCGTTCTTGCCGCCGACGGGCGCGAAGTCCGGTCGGCCCGGCAAGCCGTCGTCGCACTGGTGGTACATCTGCGAGGGGGCGAAGACCCGCAAGCACCAGGACCCGGCGTCGAAGAAGATGATCGTCGAGCTGCGCAGCACCGGCGCGCAGACGGTCGTCGGGCCGAGCATACACCCCAGCGGGGAGCCGTACGACCCGCTCGAGGGCGAGCCCGCTGTGGTCGATGCCGAGACGCTCGGCGCGGCGGTCGCGGCGCTGGCCGAGGCCGTGACGAGGCAGCGCTATGGCGATGCACCGCCTCCGGAGCGACCGGCCTCTCGACACGCCGTGTCGAGGCCCGTTCCCGCTCCCGACACCGTCCTGCGACGTGCCGAGGCGTACCTCGACCGCGTCCCGCCGGCGGTTTCCGGCTCGGGCGGGCACAGCCAGACGTACGCCGCGGCGACCGCGATGGTGCACGGCTTCGGGCTCGACGCGGAGACGGCGCTCGGGCTGTTGCTCGAACGGTACAACCCGCGATGCCAACCACCGTGGACGGAGAAGGAACTGCGTCACAAGGTGAGCGACGCGGCGAGCAAGCCCCACGACCGCCCGCACGGGTGGTTGCGCGACGCCGGGCCAATCGAGGCCACCGATGTGGACCTCTCGGGATTCGATCCCGAGCGCCGGCGTGTTCCCGGCGAACGTCCCCGCTCCGAGCGCCCGGCCGACCCCGGCGCGTTCCCCGATCACCTGCTCCGTGTGCCGGGCTTCATCGAGCAGGTCATGGCGCACAACCTGGCGACTGCCACGCGGCCGCAGCCGGTCCTGGCGCTCGCGGCCGCGATCTGTCTGCAGGCCGTCCTCGCGGCCCGCAAGGTGCGCGACGAGCGCGGCAACCGGACCAACGTCTACTGCGTAGGCGTCGCGCCCTCCGGCGCGGGCAAGGACAACGCCCGCAAGGTCAACAAGAACATCCTCTTCGCCGCCGACATGGTGGAGCACGAGGGGAACGAGGACCTGGCATCGGACGCGGGGCTGGTCACCGCGGTGGAAGCCGAGCCGGCGATCCTGTTCCAGATCGACGAGTTCGGCCGCTTCCTCCGCACCATCGGCGATCCGAAGAAGGCCCCGCACCTGTTCAACGTGCTGACGGCGCTCATGAAGCTGTACTCGAGCGCCGACACTGTGTTCCGGGGCAAGGCGTACGCCGACAAGAAGCGGAACAAGGTGGTCGATCAGCCGTGCGTGAGCGTCTACGGCACCACCGTCCCCGAGCACTTCTTCGAGTCCCTCACCGCCGACAGCCTCAGCGACGGGTTCATCGCCCGCCTGCTCGTGTTCGAGTCGGCCGACACGCCGGCGCGGCAGCGCGCCCGGGCGACGGGCGTCCCCGACGCGATCAGGCACTCCGCCGAGTGGTGGGGATCGTTCAAGCCCGGCGGCAACCTCGCCCCCGAGCACCCCCAGCCGATCGTGGTCGAGGCCACGCCAGAGGCGGGCGCGGTGTTCGACGCGCTCGCGGCGATGGTGGATGCGGAGCTTGGCAAGCCCGACGAGGCGGGGCGGTCGCTGTGGGCCCGCGCCGAGGAGAAGGCGTGCCGCCTCGCGCTGATCTACGCCTGCTCCGCCAACGCCCAGAAGCCAGTGATCGACGAGGACGCCGCCCGCTGGGCGTGCGACCTGTCGTCGTACCTGACGCGGCGGATGCTCTACATCGCCCACGAGTGGGTCGCCGACGGCGTCTTCGACGCCCGGCAGAAGCGCGTGGTCCGGGTGGTGCGCAAGGCGGGTGGAAAGATCTCCCGCAGCGAACTCTGCCGAAAGACGCAGTGGCTGACCCAGCGGGAGCGGCAGGAAGTGATCGACAACCTCTTGGAAACCCAGCAGTTGCGGCAGGAGGAGGAATCCTCCGCGACGCGGCCGAAGGTGGTGTATGCGCTGCCCTGAACCGAATCCTTCAATCTTTCACCCATTCACCGCGCGCGTACGCGGAGCGCACACGCGCGGGCAAGTGCATGGGCGTAAGGGAGGTATTGAAAGATTGAAAGATCTCTCTCCTCCATCATGTACTTCCGCCCTCCCACCCCGCCGCGCCCATGCAGGTCGCGTGCCAGGGAGCGCCTACCACGAGCCCAACAGCCCGAAGCCTGACGGCGGGGGTGAGGGGGTCGGTAGGTACTTCCCCGCCCGCGTCGCGTCGCTACGCCCGCGGGAACAGCCGCGCTTGGCGACAGAGTTTGTTTCGCCCGTCCGGGCGCGGGGCGGCCCGGTGGCGGGGGTGGTACGCCGCCCCACCAGGAACGCGACGTGGGCCAACGTGGGCGAACCCGTGGCCAACGGGCGCAGCCCGTAACGGGCGAGACTCGGGGCGCTGAGCGCCCCCGGACGGGCCCGTAGCCCGAGCGATCCATCGAGCCAGCGATCCCCGGACCCGTCGGCATGTGCCGCGGGCCATGTCGCGCCACCCCGCGCCGGCGCTTGCCGCGCGCCCACGACGGAGATCGCCGTGAACATCGAGATGCTCCCCATCGACGCGGTTAAGGAGTATGACCGCAACCCCCGCACCATCAACGACGCCGCGATCGATGCGGTCGCCAAGTCGATCCAGGCGTTCGGGTTCAAGATCCCGATCCTGATCGATGGCGACGGCATCATCATCGCCGGCCACACGCGGCTCCGTGCCGCGCGGAAGCTCGGGCTGAAGGAAGTGCCGACGATCCGCGCATCGGACCTGACGCCCGATCAGGTCAAGGCCCTGCGCATCGCCGACAACAAGGTGGCGTCGCTCACCTCGTGGGACATGGAACTGCTGCCCATCGAGCTGGCAGACCTCAAGGGCGTCGACTTCGACCTGGCGGTGCTCGGCTTCAGCGCCGAGGACCTCGCGGCGATCATGGCCCCGGCGGGGAACGACGGCCTGACCGACCCGGATGATGTTCCCGCGCCGCCCGACGCCGCTACGACCGTGCCCGGCGATATCTGGGTGCTCGGCAACCACCGCCTGATGTGCGGCGACTCATCGAAGCCGGAAGACCTGGACCGGCTGCTTGATGGCCAGCCGATCCATCTTGTCAACACGGACCCGCCGTACAACGTGAAGGTCGAGCCGCGCAGCAACAAC